CAAGTGATACACCGTGATATATCAACCCATATCAAGTGATACACCGTGATATATCAACCCATATCAAGTGATACACCGTGATATATCAACCCATATCAAGTGATACACCGTGATATATCAACCCATACCTCATAAAGATTTGACAAATTAGGTGAAGTGGTGTATGATACTAATAGATTGTTAGAACAGAAAGGAAGAAAAGGATGAACCTCATACACATAACAAACTTGCTGTCAACCCGCGGGTTAGATAGCATACCTGTTTATACCATACAAGAAGAGAGCTTACCAAAGATACGGAAGGCTCTCAAACGTTTTGACTTTTCGGAGTATGACAAGGTGATATTCACAGGTTCTAAGGTTATTCAAGTAGCTTTAGAACTTGCCGGTATGTATAAAAAGGGTGAAAGGTTTAACATACATAACCATCATGGTTATTGGTTTCGGATAGGTAGTACCTGGTGTATGACTTCCTATGGTAAACCTGACATTGTGGAGAAGGGATATCAAGAGAAGGATATAGAGAAGTTCTATACTGAACCCTATGTACCAGAGATAGATACTACTGTTATCCCCCATATACATTCTGAATTGACTAACACTATAGTTCTAGACATTGAAACTACGGGTCTAGACTATCGCAATGATACAATCACTAGCATTCAAGTCTATTACCCTACCCTTAATACTGTATCGTACATTGATACTGATATCTCGTACTATATAGCCAAGCTGTATGAGTACGTAGCAGCATCAGGGTGTACAGTCATCGGTCATAATCTAATGTTTGACCTGTGCTTCTTATCCGAAGCTTGTGGAAAGTCATTCTTTGACTTTGACATAGTGGATACTATGCTGCTATCTAAGGCGCGAGGACAGCATCATAACAGCTTGAAGCACCTGGCGACAATGTACAGCACTTACCATCCCAACGCGTACTCTACTGGTACGTACAACAAAGAGTACGCTATAGTAGATAACCTTGCCACATACGATATCTACAAACACTTCACTCGTAAGCCTTTGCGGCCTATCGATACGTTGTCAATGCGTAGCTTGCAAGTGTTTGGCAATGCAAAGATTAAGGGAATACACGTAGACTTATCTATACTAGATAGTGTTTATAGCGACATACAGCACGAAGTACAAGCCTTAGAGAAAACCTTGACGGAGTATGCAGGTATAGAATGGAGCAACAATAACCAGGTAAGTAAAGCACTGATTGACAATGGAGTAAAGCTACGTAGTAAGACAGCTACGGGTAATTACAGCGTGTCTGTACAGGCCTTAGAACCACTAAGAGAGCAATACTCAATTGTAGACACCTTACTCCAATATCGGAAGCTCACAAAGCTTTTGAGCACCTTCTATAGTACGTATAAGGATACTCTTACCATAGAGCATCCATACCTACACCCAGAGGTAAAAGTACTGGGGGCTGATACAGGTAGAACCTCGTGCGTTAATCCTAACATACAACAAGTACCCAAAGGTGTGAAGCGTATCTTCCCAAGCCGATTCAATGGTGGTAGCATAGGACAGTTCGACTTAGCTCAATCAGAGTTAAGGTGTGCTGTGTGGTTGTCTGGTGATACTACTTTTGCTAAAGCGCTGCAACAAGATGCACACCGTGTAACAGCCAGTAAGGCTTTTGGTATACCTGTCGAAGAAGTAACCGATGTTCAACGTAAAGCTGCTAAGGCAGTGAACTTTGCTGCATTGTATGGAGCCACCAGTGCAAGTAATCTTGCAGAAAGAACTGGAGCATCAGAGAAAGCTATACAAGCGTGTTTTGATGCACTGCAAACCGCCTACCCAAAGCTTATACGATGGCAGCAAGAACAGGTAGCCACAGCAAAGAAGTACCTGCGGGGAATGGACAATTATAAGAAGGTAAGGGACTTTAGATATAGCTTACTTTACGGTGGTAAGGGTAAGGTAAGACGGGATGCAATGAATACACCCGTACAAGCTATGTCTGCATATGTCTGCTTAGAACTGTGTTGCTATATAGCTGACAAGCTAACAGCACACAATAGCTTTGTGATGATGCAAATACACGATAGTGTATTCATTGACGTACATCCTGATGAAGTAGATATAGTAACACAAATATGCAAAGACGCTTTTCAGCATCTCAATACAATAGAACCAATAGCATCCTTGCCAGGGTGGGGGCTGATACCGTGTGGTGGGGAGTTAACATATAACCAGTCTATGTATGATGATAGCGAAGATGTAATAGTGTTAAGCAGTGAAAGGAACACACAATGAGAAATGGTATAACAAAAGTAGCAGATATGGGTTACATAGTGTACACGTATGCGTTCCACCCCGACGTGTGGTATATGGATATGGCATACCAACTATACTCAACATTAAGTGGTTGCGTCCTGGCTGACGAGAACAGGTTTTCATACCGTAAAGAGAACAACAAACACTACAAAGCTAACCGTATTGAGCATAGAGATGATACAGTACACCAACACGCACGTAAGTTCTGGAGAGAACAAAGAGAAACAGGTGGAGAGAATGGGCTGCACATACTCAGTATGTATGGTGCAGAAGGGGATGACATAGTAGCTTTGTTGGTATTGCAATATGGTCTAAAGGTTATAGGGGTTGACAAAGACTACTACCAATTGCCAGGATTAAATATGGTAAACACCCAGGGGGTTGAGCAAGGGATTAAGGTAGAGAGGTTGCCTAAAACATTACAGCATCTAAAATGGGACAATACAATGTGGCTATTACATCTTGCTATCAATGGTGATACAAGCGATAACGTGCCTAGGCTTACAGAGAAGGGAAGACGGGGTTTGGACTTAGAAGCTACCATCTTAGCAGATGATAACCCTTTCGAAGCAGCATACGACGTGTTTGGCGATAGCTTCACTCGTAATCTATTCGAAGTAATACTACCACACCCTATGCTTATAAACGAACAACTAACCCCTAGGGATGTATACTTAATGTGTATAGATAGGGAATGGTATGACTATGTTCTGTATGCTTCAGAGCGCATACCATTGCCGAATGTATGGGAAGCATACGGGGGTGGGTAATGCTAACATACAGACAGCTTTGGAAGATATTACGGATACTAGAACAAGAGATACCATACTTATCAAACCCATTGCCATTGGTAGAACAAGTAGCTGACATACGTCTATCTTGGCAAAGGAAAGATTATCTAAGTTTTCGCATTGAAGTACACAATTTAATGGACAGTATGCGTTATTAAACACAAAAATACCCCCTATGGGAATACCATAGGGGGTTTTATTATTTAACGACGCAAAGTATTCAAGTTCGTGTTATGACCTTGCTGCATAAGAGAGTGCAGCGTCTGTATAGACGCTACGGCAGCAGCAAGCTCTGATGCTGTTATTCCAAACTCAGTCAAGTCATCGTCTGTGATACTGTTTGCATAATCCAAGCTATCCCATATCCATCTATACTCTAAGGCTATTTGAGCGTGCAGTGCTGTGTATTGACCCACAGCATTCATATATCGTTCAATAAAAGTACTCTTTGTCATATTATTCTCCTTACGTAAAAATTTTCCTGGCAGTAAAGTAGAACCCTGCTGAAATATTAGACGGCGATCCAGTAGGCACCAGGCTTACGTACATCATCTGGTCTGCTGCATTAATAATTGTACCCACTATATCAAAATCAAACACGTCCCAGTCAGGACGCGTTTGTACTGTGAAACTATCTAACGCGTTATCTGAACTTGCAGCATTACGTAACCGAAACAGTACTGTCCAGTAGTTGGATGCATCCCAAGTATGACCACCGGACCACAGCCCTATGGAAGCCTTGGTGATTTTTAAATTTTCCGCTATGGCTGTGAAGAAGGGAATAGAGTTACCTAATGACATATTGTAAGCGAAAGTATTGTATGGTGAAACCGAAATAGTTATCTCATTACCCACCCACCTTGTACCATCGTAGAACGCCATTTCCATCAAGTCAGTACGATAGAATACATCTCCTGTTGAAGGTGAACCTGGGAAGGAAGTACCACTATCAATACCACCACCGGTATCTATTGTTACTTGACCACTACCATCATCAGTAAGTGTTCCATCGCTCACAATAATTGTCTTTACATTACTTACTGAAGGTGCTCCATCCTCTTCTTCTACAGTCAATGGCGTACCACCACCACTACCACTGCGGATAGATACATATCCTTTACCAACATTCTCCTGTATGCTGGTTAGACGGTTGTCTAGCTCTTTAATATCATCTATCCGTAACCGACGTAGTTGAACCATTCCATTGTTTGTTATTGGTACCTCTTTATCACTGTCTGCTGGTACTGTGTGATAGTCTACTAGGCTATGCTGTGTAGGGTTATATGCTGTTGGCTTACCTGTTATGCTGCTCCACTTGTGGTTGTGTGGTGCAGGTGGAAACTGTGCTGGTTTATCTATGATATTTGACCAGGTTAAGACTTGATACACCTGTTCTGGTAAAGTTTTGATGCTTGTGTCTATGATATACTTCATATCATTGACTTTATCATATAAGCTTTTGAAGGTAGTATAATCGTTGGCTATATTGCTAATACACTTTAATACATTATCATATGTACTGTGTTCAACGTCTTGCTTTGCCTTCTTATATGCCATAGCATACAGCTTCTTCAAAGTTTCACTGTTCATCTAATGTATCTCCCTACTTATACCAGTATCAAAGTCATTCGTAAGGGTATAGCCTATACTAGCTTGTTGATATGCTTTCCGCATTTCTTTGAGGGTATCAATGCGTTCATTGCGATTGAAACTACCCTCTTCAGTGCTAAAGCTATATTCCTTACGCAGCAAAGCAATGAGTATAGTAATGCTTTCAGCAGCCGCCGCATAAATATTACAAGACGTACCATCAACGTACAGTCTATCTTGCTCTTCTGAGAACTTCCAGTATCCCCGCGCCAGGTCCTCACTACTGGCAGTTACTTCAGTATCATCAGCATCATATATTGTAGCATCTATCCAGTTACCTGCAGAAGCTCTGAATGTTTTCATATTACTATGAGCAGGGACTAACTCATTCTGAAACACCTTGACGCTATGTCTATCAATTATATTCTGCAGGAGAGTATCAGACAGGTCATATGGGGTTTCACTATCAGCAATCAGATATCTAATACTTGTTATTGTAGCTGTATACGACATAATACACCCTCACTATACTATCTTTAGTTTTACAGTACACCTGCACCTGGGGTGGTACTTAGGGAGTACAGCCACCCTGGGGCTCCCCCCCTGAACGACTATCATCATAATGCGTTGTACTTCTAACAACGCCTGAGTTACAGTGAACGTACCAGGAAAAGTGTACTGCTTACCTTGCTTTCTCCTACACACCTTACACGTCCGCTCATCAAACCGAACTTGTACTACCCCCATAACCTTCTTATTCTTCATCTCTTGCACTTTCTTACGTAAGATAGCTGATGCAGTTTTTCCGCTTTCTTTAGCAATCTTCTTTGCAGTACGTACAGTCAGGTCAAATAAGAATTTTAGGACTTGTCCTACCATTACAACCCTCGCTTATCGATATCTTCTTCTAATAGATATGGGAAATATTGTAGTGCAAACATAGTTTGTACCTTACATAGTGTATCAAGCTCCGTGTTTACATCTATACACAATGTCAACAGTCTACTCTCAGTATATATACGCTCTTCCTTACCCTCTCCTAACCACTTTTCGTTGCTCTCTTCAAGCTGTTGTGTCTTCATTGGTATATATTCGCTTATAATATACTCTTTAGTTAGCTCAATAGGGTACTTAACAAAGTCATTGACAGGTATTAAGTCATATACTTTGCCGTCAGGGTGAAGCTTAGATAGTTCTTTCTTACAAGTACCTGACGCAATAGTTATTGCTATTGCTTGTAGCTCTTCCATAGATGTACGGAATGGTGTTTCTTCATTCCAGGTTAACCTCAATGCGTTATATATTAGTAACTCATCTCGTTCCAAGTCCTTCACAGAGCTACTCTTAACAGCGACAATGCCTGGAGCTATATCATCTTCACTGCAATGTCCACAACCACACGAGGGTGTCTTATGTATGTTAGGCTTGATTGTCTTCTTTCCCATCTTCTTTAGCATTAGAATACCCTTCTATGTCTACTGCTAGTGTTTCTAGTAGTGCGTCTATATCAGTAGTCTTACTCTTTACAGGTTGAGATAGTTCTATATTGTCTAACCCTGCTATCTTCATTGCATCTTCTACTGCGATGCCTGTATCAGTTAGTACTTTAAGATTAGATATCTTTTGAGTGACATTATCTGGAGTATGAGAGTTAGCCTGATCTAGATCATCAAACATTGTATAGATATTAATTATGTCTTGTTCTAACGCTTCTATCCTGTCTAATATCTTATTGATAGCATCATCTATGTTCATCAGCAACCCCCAGCCGCTTAATAGTTTCCTCTTGGATACTCATAAAACTACTATCTTCTTCTTTATTACCCACTAGTTTTTCCACTACAGGTCTATCATAGTCAAAGTCTTCTGGTTCATTATCCTCAATAGGAGAATACCCCAACATTTCTCTCGCTTCATTCACGCTTATCATACCACCATATACAAGCCGCTGTAGGTTTATTGCCTTCTCTGTTTCCATCTCCTGTAGTACTTCTAATTGTTTGAAGTTGAACACTAGTTCTACGTTGTACTCGTTTAAGAACTTAGTATTAAGTTGTTCTGCAATAAATTCAGCTTCAGGTATAAGCGTGTTCATATAGAATGATAACCGCTCTTCTTTAGCTGTTGCGTAGTTTGATGAAGATGGAAGTAGAAGAGCCATAGGTACACCCATAGCAATCGTAATCTCCTCTTGCTTCTGTGTTGCTATGGCTTGAAAATCCATATCCTTTAACCCATCGCCCACAGTCATAGGTGTAACCTGTGCAGTAGTAACACCAGTGCTCCAGGCATTCTTGACACCATTGACTAACTTTGACCACCAGGTTTCAAGCTGCGATAGCTGTTCCCTGGTAGGTGTAGCTAATGGATTATCACCCCCTACGGATAGCAATGTGGCTTTAATGGCACCCCTGCGAAAGAAATTAGTAGTGAAGGTATCCATATTCGCCATTGCATCAGCACTAGAAAGAGCAACACGTGCAGGTGATTGACCAGGGTATCTCGTATTGGTTAGGTTAGGATACCATATTACTACTATGTCTTCAGGTTGCACTTCACTATAGACATTATATGCAGAAAAACGATAGTAGTCTGGTTCAAAAGCATTAGTACTATAGTACGGGGTTATATCGCTAGCAGGTATACATACGGGCATAGGGTTAAAACCATACTCGTTAGTTTGTCGTATCATATACGCGGCACCAGTCAATGCTAGACTTGCTTCAATATAGAACAAATAATCTTTTATTCTCGTATGCCATAGTCGTATTGGTTGTGGCACCTCATTGTTTGGGTCATACTCTTTTCCTCTCCACCTGTATTTAACGGGGAATGAAGCAATAGTCTTTGCACGTATATCAATGCATCTATAAAGTGTAGGTACTATGTTGTATAAGTCAATCGGTGAATGCAAAGACTGTTCTGAGATATAGTCATCTTCTCTCAGAAAATCGTCTAGTGTATAACTTTTGATGCCTTCATTAGCTGTATGTTTGAAAAACATCTTAACCCCCTAGATAGCACTTACATCAGCTATGGAAGATATAGGTACCCATATGTTTTGTGATGTATCGCTGCTGAATAGAACTAATACCTCTTTGTTTGCTAGTGAATGTGACGTTGGCATTGAACCAACAAGATAGATATAATTACTTGCTGCACAGGTTACGGTGTGAGTACCACCAGCAGCAATCATAGCTATAATACTAGGGGTGTCTGTTATAGAAGGTAGCGTTATGTTTGCTTGTACCACAACAAGTACAATACTTTCTGTTGGGGTTATTGCACCAGCAGAAGTATGAAGTATAAATTCTGTACTTATACCAGTGCCCCCACCACCACCACTAAAGAAAGATGATAGAACGTCAAGTCCTACTCGTTTTGTATCGCTTGCGCTATCATCGTAGATTACCATATCATCTGCATTCTCTAAACCACTAGGAAGGTTTGTTAAGTCTGGTATGGTTACATAATCACTGCTCATTATTTTGTCCTCACTAACTTATTATTAAAACTTAATGCTACTGGTGGGTTATTACTAACAATCAAGATAGATGGGTTAGTAGGTATAGTAGTATTGTCTGCTATTGCACTTCCTGGAAACAAGTATGCTTCATCCCAACCTGTTAGAGCGGTTAATTCCATAGCGGTATCTTTTGTAAAGCTATCTTGTTTTGCATCTATTATCATAAGTGTAGGTATCGTATCGTGTGTCGTTGCCCCATCAATTGTATAGATAACACCGTCGTATGCTATCCAGGTACCTTGTTTGGCTATAACATACCCACTTGTAAGCGTTGGGTGTGAAACTTCCCTATACGGGGATTGTGGTATATTAACAGTTTCATCTAACGATACATAAAATTGCATTCTTTGCACGTAGAACGTACTATTACTTCGCTGTTCGGTATCAGTACCAATAGAAACCGCACGACAATCAACGGGGGATGTATCCCAACCCTCATTCCCGCTAAGTCCTACCCATCGGTATACCTCTACATTGTTATCTAGTGTTGTCTGTAGAAAAGCTAAGGTTGCTAAAAACCTTTCTACTGTAAAACTCCCAAAATAGCATACATCAGTTAGCCTGCTTTCTAATAGGGTTTGTATATCATACTTTTCTTTCGGGCTTAAAACAGGTTTGCCGAACATATATCCCCCTATATGATCAAAAGAAGGGCATTACCCATTATGTAGAGTAATGCCCCTAATGTGAGTATGGTCAATCCACTTCGGTTACACTATCAAGCAAAGTATCTACAGTCTCATAACGGTTGTTGCTTGTGACAATCAAACCACTAACAGTCAGTTCATTGGTAGAAGTGAGTGTACTGGTAACCCTAATACGCATATAGGGATGAGTAGTAGGCAAATCAGTACTGTTTACTTCAATACCAATTACTTCACCAGAACCACCAGTAGCAGTAGCAGCAGTGTTATATTGTGTCCAGGCAAAAGCAGTAGCACTACCAGCAGTGTTATACGCAGCACTTCCATAATCTACATAGGCAGTACAAGTATTGTCACTATCACTCCCTACCTGCACTACAGCGAGTGCTTTATCAGCAACACGCATATCTACACTATCCGTAGGAATGCTGGTAGCAGCACTCGTTGCACTAGACAGGGTGGTACTAGCAACCCTTCCCTGTACTCCTAAACGCTCATACAGACGACTTTCAGTAGACATTATATTCTCCTTATATATTAGAATAGGGCCCCTCAAAACGGATATGAGGGGCGCTATATATTACTCATTGACTAAGAACAAAAGCGCTAACGGTTTCATCAGTACCAGAGCCAATTTTAATTGTGCTATCAAGCCAGGGTTGTCCATCCCCGCGCCAGGTGAAGCGCCAGGTAATCTTGTCATTCACAAACGACACGTGTTCACTTGACTTAACACTGATAGCTTGTTTTTGCCCAATGACATAGTATGACATATCAACAAGGGCAATACCACCTGCTGCAACAGTGGTAGGCATAACCTCGCTATACTCAATTGGGATACCCAGGAAGGTATAGGTAGGCTTACCCTGCAAGTTTGGCAAGAACCCAACAGCGTCATTGTCAAGGCCAAAGATGAGATGAGATAGCAGTGGGTTAATAAGCCAAACAGCTTTACCATAAGATGAACTGATCAAACGACTACGCATTTCTGCAAACTCAGTCAATGTGGGGCTGGAGTCAGTCAAGTCAACTTTGATAAGTACATCAGGTTTATTCAGAAAACCCAATGGTTCACCTGCTCCACTACCATTCACATACAGCCAGTCTTTTCGATATGACAATGACTGTGCAACAAGTTGTGTCAATACACTCTCAATAGTCAGTGGGCTGTCCGTCATAAGCTCTTCAGTAACTTCAGTGTACCCTGCTTGCTTGTGAGCAGTCAAGGTAATCTGGTTGAAGACAGGCTGTGTTTCAGTAATTGCTTCACCTTCGCCAGTCTTAACCCATTGCAACCCGCCAGCATACTGAGTTTGACCATCCACATATGTACCTGTCTGTTTAAGGACAGGAATGTTAAGCGTTTTGTTCTTCATTGGGAATGATGTAGCAAGACGTTCAATGGTACTAGCATCTCGTGTTGCTTGCATAAGTCGAGCAATGAATTCTTCAGGTACAGTGTAACCACCATCTTCACCGCTACTTTCATTCAAAGACTTAACATTATAAATACTCTTAAGGCGTCGTGTATCATTGCGATAGACAGCCAGGAAGTAATCACCCAAAGACTTTACATCATTTCCAGCACTATTGCTATCCCCGCCTTTGGTGCTAAACTGCAACGCATTAGAAGGTTTAGCGTTGTTCATTGCTTCCATAATAGACTTATACTGCTCATCTATCTTATCAAGTTTTTCTCTAAGTTCTGCAATAGTATATCGCTGTTCGTCTTGCTTCGTTTCTTCTTCTTCCTTCGCAACGACTTCTACACTTTCTTTCTGTTCAGTATCCATCTGTTCCTTATCCATTGATTTTGTTACTCCTCTTACAGTATTAACAGTTTCCTTCATCGCAGGGATAGGGGTTAAACTAAGCTCTCCCATATCCCAACGTTTAATTATTCCATTCTCTCGTATAGATGTATGACTTAATGCACCACTTGATAGACCTATAGCCTTGGCTTCTATAAGCCTCTGTATTTCCTCAACGTACTTGTGGTGTCTGTCAAGTTCAACCTCAAACTTTATGCCAACGTCATCTATCGTATAACTCTTAACCATACCAATGCGAGTCTTTATTCCACTACCATCAGTAGATTGCAGTGTATGGTTATAGTATACTGGCATACCTTTAACTTCACGTTCAAACCCAAGGTGAGTATCTCTTGTAAAGGTTTCGCCAGTCAAGTCAGGTATGTCAAATATAATACCATAACCCTCATACGTATAGCTACCATCCATTGACCTGATAGCATAATCCATAGTTACTCCTCTTTATTCATCTTAAGGACCTTAGCGGCGCTCTGATAGCTTTCTACATCGCTACCACTGAACGCTACCATCAAAGCAGCTTCTATCTTCTTAACAGACGCGACGGTTTCATAATAATGCTTTGATAACTCATTGTACTGCTGCATAATATCTGTTGTCTTCTGTACTAGTTCCCCTACCACTTTTGTATAGTCGTCAAGGGATTGTCGAACTTCTATAACTTCAGCCTTAAGAAACTTAAAGAAATAGAGTAGTACCACTACCAAAATGGCAGCATAACCACCATCCTTAAGAACGTTTGCTATAAACTCTTCCATACAATTACATCCTTCTTAATGCCCATACCGCTAGTGCAAGTGCAATGACGCAATCATCATTATACCCAGGCGGTGCATTGAATGATCCATTCCTTTCTTCGTATACGCTTAACTCTTGTATGAGTCGTTTGTTATTAAGTAATGTTACTTTACTCTGTTCTAAGTATAGTATTAAGTTGTTGATAAGATTATTCTTTATCTCTTTAGTAAACATAACAGGGTTAATAGGTAATCCCAAAGGTATTAGATATTGAACAACAGGTACACCCACCCCTGTAGCATCTATCATTATAGTATCAGGTTTATATCTCTTGTCCAGTTCTACTAACATGTCACCTAAAACTTGCATATGCCATTGCCCCTGATACATCTGTACCATAGTACTTGTAGTAGCATCTATAACAACGATAGCGGTATAGTCGTGCTTGAATGCTAAGTCTATGCCGATAACATATGTATGGCCCTGTATTGGTTCTTGTGGTACAGCTGTAGCAAGTTCTATAACATTGCTAAACAATTGACCATCTGAGATAAATTCAGCAAGTATCTCCTGGCGGTATACCCTCTCTGGCAATGTCTGTTGCAAAGAATCTAGTTCTTCGTGTGGTATATGGGGGTTGCTGTACGATGAATAATTCCACTGCGTATACAAGGTAGACGCATAGCAATCAGCAAAGTAATTTTGCCCCTTCGGTGTACCAATTAGCCACAGGGTACCAGAATAGTCTATAAGAGTAGGGTTAATCACCTGTTCTACCAGTTCCTCAAGCCTGGATATAACCCCACCCTCGTCTATTATTGCAAGAGCATACTTTCTACCCCTCATCCTATCTGGTTTTTCTGCACTCTTAAAGTCTATACGTATGTTTGTATCAGGTATTGTGATAGTACGTTCAGACTTATTTACTATTGCTTTATCTGGAATATACCTCAATGTTTCGTTCCATACCGGAAGCAAGTCTGAGTACGTTGGTGCTATATATACCCTTGGAGCATTTCGATAAAAGTACAACAACAAGAACGCAGCAAGTGTACTCTTCCCTAACCGTCTACCAGCACAAAGAACATTTTTCCTACTTGCTGTACTTATTATGTCGTGTTGTACATCGTGTAGATCAGGGAAGGGAGTATATGTACTAGCAGTAGATAACTTGTTCTTGCTCTTCTGCTGTCTGTACAATTGTACAACTTTGCTCATATGGAATGTCCGCTCCTTCCAACTTCAAAGCCTGTACCTCTTGTCGTAAAGTTTGGATATTCTTCCGTGCACCCAGGGCTGCGTGAAAACTATTGTTCTCCATAGCAGCATTATACAAGCTCTCTAGCTTAGATATTTCTTCGTATATTGTTAGGATATACTCATACATTGATATACTCCTTGCGTATAAAGCCTGTTGCTGAAGCGTCAGGTATCATTATAAAACAACTATCAGCATCAAAGTGTATATGACCGTTAGGTACACCAAAATGTGTATAGCTACTCTTCCCTAACCGCAAACAGTCCATTGCAAAAGTGGTATCGCTATGAGACACAAAACCGCTTAACTCTTTCTCTTCTACTGTTTGGGTTCTGAATGTAATATCTATTAAGCACTTTCTTGAGATACAAGTAAAGCCAAACCCCAAACCATCAGAGGGTATAACACTACCTTCAGTAAGCCAATGAGTATAGTTATCAGTGAATTTTTCTGCTGTATAATAGTATGCACGGTCCTGGTCTAAGGCAATAGCACACGATGATAAGTTACCTGCATTCCTGAATATATAAGGACTATACATAACATCAGCTTCATATTCTATAGCTGTCTGCACTAAAGTTTGCAAGTCTGTGTTACGGAGCAACACATTGTCATCTTCTATCGTAACCATATAGTCATAGTTACCAGACAGACAATGGTTACGTGCTACATTAAGCTTATCGACTATCTGCTGTATACCTCTGTCATTATAGTTCGGGTATCCTTGATGCATCATTAGAAAATCTAGCTTACCTAGATTATACTCCTGACGCATAACACTACCATACCATATATATGTTGGGCGATACATAGGTGTAACAACTAACACATTGACTTTACTCACAGTTTGCCCCTTCTATAAACACAAATACCTCATAGCGTGCGTAGTCTATGAGGTACTTTATGTCTATTATAGTACAATATGTCAAGTTTAAAGCTTGACAAACATTACAGTTAGATTACAATTGTGTTAGACTTTTGCAAGTGGTAATAGTTATCCCCACTGTTCAGCCATAGCTTTTGCTATACCTTCAAACGTCTTACTTCTCCTCTTCCCTCTTTCTTTCCCAGACATTCGATAGATGGACTGTTGTATGTTCTCTGTTACTATCTCTGTTGGCTTTAGTAAAGGCAATCCTTTAAGCCATAAGCCTGTCTTCTTTCTCTCGTTATGCCCAAAGTGATATGGTTGTATATACTGGTTTGGCTTCCGAATAGCTGTACTTATAACAGATACAGGATTTTCAACACATATTCGAGGTATAGGTGCACTTAAAAGCAGTCGTACAAACTCTAATGCTTCCTGCTGCTCCCGTTGTCTATACTTAAACCACCTTCTACCACTTACTGCTAAATACGTACAAGGTGGGTGTGCTATCATCAAGTCCCATCCACTATAAAGTATATCTCTTACATCGCCTTCATAATGGTTTCCTGGTATTTCTGTAGGTAAAAAATCACAACTCATAGCATAATGACCCATACGTTCGAATGCATCTCTTACAATACCACTGTATTCACAAGCTACTAACACGTTCATATACTCCCCCTCTCCTCAATGAGATTATAACTGTGTCAAAATTCTATGTATCTTGCGGCCATACTCATTATCTGATGCCCAAACTCCACTTAGGTTATCAATTCCACCCTTCAAAATGCCGCGTAGGTGTGTTGGTAATGGCCTATCAGATAGGGCCTGGCTTATATACGACTGCTGCTCTGGTGTAACATTGTCATCAGGTGTGTAGTAGTATGCTAATAATCTACCTATATGACTTATTATGCCTTGCTCAACTGTATCAAAATGTAAACCCCTTCCATCCCCTACAACTCCTAGACCTGCCGGGTTATTATGACGACTGAACCAGGTTGAAGTGAAGTAAGCAGTCTCAAGTAATGCTTGAGATATAGGTAGAATAGGCTGTATACCAACGAAATAACTATGGTGCCAGTACAACCACACATAGTACCTCGTGCGTACACTACCACCTGCTGCTTGTACAACACATTCAGGTGGTACAAATTTACGTGTATCCATTAGGTCTAAGGTTTCAGGCAATGTCCTATACGCATAGCGTAGATACATTGACCAGTGCTTATTGCTCCAGTTGTATGTGCTGTATGTTTGTCCGGAGGGTATAAACCCTATACCACTACTCAACCAAAGCCAGGCAGCGCTATCACTTTCTTTTATGTATTCCCCCCGTATAACAGCCCCTATTTCAATAATACAGTCATAGTCTAAAATGGCAGCAATAGTACTTTTATTGCGTTGTGGTGCTTGATAGACAGCAACAGGCTCTTTGATATATACGTCCCAGGGCAATGATGGTATCATATTTCTTTCTCCTTATACACATTATTACTTATATCGACTGTTACCTTATCAAACTGTTCTGATACTTGATCATCTTCTATGGTGTAACTTGCAACAGGCTTCTTAACCTCAATGAACACAAAGTTGTCAAGCATATCACTAGCACGCTCAAAACCCAATTGCTTTACTAGTTTTGATTGACTAAGTACCACAAGCCACATATTAACCTTACGTGCTTCAGATGATAGTTGTTTCATAGTATTACCCACTGCACCTTTTGAAGTATTACTTGTAATAGCGGGTAGTTCGTCAATCACTATGAATATATCATTAAACGTAGCATTGCAATCTTCATAATACTCCTGGTATCGTGTTTCCATAAGCGCAAGAATATTAGTCAAGGCGCTTTCTATGCTTGCATAATCCCTACCACCACCTATACATTCATTCAACCCCCACTGTCCTTTTCTGTGGTGGGGGTTAACGACTATGAATTGAGCATCAGGTATACTCTTCTGGATATGTTGTAGCGCATACTCAACATACGTAGACTTACCCCTTCCTGTACTTCCATATATTAGCAGATGATACCCATACCATTGTGGCTTTGTATACGGCTTGTACAGACGTTTAACCCCATTGTTGATACCTAGACCTATTCCCTTCAAAATATTGCCTGCGAATGGTTTTGAGGGTACATCCTTGACAAGTACCCAGAAGATACCAATTGCTAAAAGTATAAGTTCTGTGTAGAACAAATATGTTTCAATCATACATATATCTCCTATAAAACAAAAACAGAGAGAGCATAAAGATATGCCCTCTCTCTGAACAGCTTAGTATTTAAACTTAACTAGCGTTGTATATAACTTCCGTAGCCAGTGCAAGAATAAAACCAACAGTGATAGAAAGAATAACCAGGAAACCGTTAGTAATTGTTACTCCTACTCCCTGCATCATCAAACCCAGCGCGTGCTTGGGTAGATTGAGAAGAGCAACAAATATGCCGGACGCTGTTAGTATACTATCTATCGCTGCGGCAATGATAACAACCACAATCATCAGGCTGTCTTTCTTATACTTGCTATACTGACGTATACCAACGTGTTCAATGTACGTACAACTAAGCTGTACGAATGCAGCAAAGATTAAAGACATTGCAGCGTTCTCATTGAATGCATAGAAAAACACATAGTTAGCATACGTTCCAATTAGCCATAGACCTATGGCTATAAACTTAAGCATTCTTTACCCCCTAACTGTTGTACTATATCAGCATTAATCACTAATATCTTCTCGATTCATCAAACACTGCTCCTTTGCTTTCAGTTCGCTATGTATAGCTTCAAGCAATACTTCGTACATTTCACTTAGATAAGCACCATTCTCAACCTGTGCTGAAGCTTCTACGTCTGAAAGAATCTGCTCCACAGTCTGTCTGGATAGACTGTGGAACAGGAAGCCTAAGACTAATGATACCTTCTCAACCATTTCTCTACTACCCCCTTTATGTATTCCCGGCTGTCGGTAGAATCAATATCAAGCTCAAGTATCTTCACCAGTTCGTGCTCCACGTGGACTGATACACTACTACGATGCGGCAAAGATGCATCATACGGTGTGTTACTTACACAATAAGCGTGTACCTTTTCTCCGTTGAACTGCCAATAATAGGTTACTCTATTGACAGTGTCGCCGAACTCATTAATCTGTGTGCTATGTCCAAAAGCTTTCATCTTTTAACTCCTTGACTATGTGTTTGCTTAACTGTTTATAGTATAGCATAGGTTTCACAGGTTGTCAAGAGGCAATTTAACTATAGTTAGTAAACTAACAATCTACTCGATACTACTATCACGTAACTTCTTAGTTACTATAAAATGCATATACCGCATTGTAATCACTTAGTGTTAATTATGTACTAAGCACTGCAATGCAGTATATGTATTAGTAGTAAAAAACTATACTCAGAATGGATGCTGTGTATCATCCTTGGCATATTCAGATTCTATTATATAAACTTCTGTATACTCCTTAACCCTACACCCAGTAGACGTATTAGTTAACTCAGTATAGGGGAACATATCTGCTGCCAGCTTCCTGGCACGCTTAATAGCACGGGCATAGGGATATGCCCTCTTTGATAATTGTCTGTAGTTACCTTGCTTGTCTAGGATTATGTGATACTTCATACTCCTCTTCCTTATGTATATGCTTACGCGTTAACTTACGCGTATACTGCTACGGCTTTGTCTACAATATTCAATATATCCAGGTTTGGTATATCAAACCATTCTAGTCTTACGTGAAACTTTCTCAGTAGTCTGTGGACTACGGCTTCTACCTTCTTGTTGCTAATATTATATGAGCGATATATAGAAAGTTTATACGGGTTCCCTGACTGCAAGTTCTCTAGGCGCCGTGCCGGATTGTTGGAAATACCTACTTTGTAGAAGCTAGAACATTCTTGATGAATGATGTATAGGAACACTTTGTTTGCTCTTTCTGTCTAGTGATTACTTAACTGTCTTTAGTATACTACATCTCAACCGGTTTGTCAAGTACCAATTTGTTACCTCACTATAGTACTAATGGACTATACTAAGTCTTGCGAAGATAAGGTATCTGTGGTATACTATACGTATATGTTGAACTCAATATAATAAGAAAGAGAATGCTTATGATAATACCCCCACAGCTTCGGCAAGGTGTCTTCATAGAGAAGAAACAGGATAGCAAAATTAACTCACAGAGATGTAGCAGTGGTGAAATAATACAGACTATAGTAGAACATTCATACGAAGAAGCAACCGCAGCAGTACAACGCAAGATGAATGTAGCGCTAAAGCTATCAAGTATGCGCATTGTTGTAGTAGATATTGACAATAAGCAAGCACTAGCGTTTGCTAATAAAAAAGGGTTGAGCAGCACGCTAACAGAAAGAACAGCACGAGGCTACCACCTGTACTACAGTATACCAGAACACGTCTTATACTATCATTCACACACGTACAAGAACGGACTGGAGCTAAAGTGTACTGACTATATAGACAGTAACCTTAATGTTGTATGCTCTCCGTCTTGCGTAAGTGGTGTACAATATGAAGTAGTCAATGATGTAGATATAGCTGTTGCACCTGTCTGGATACTTGATAAGATAAGACGTACTATGTCGACTGTTACTTCAGATCGCGTAGACTTAAGTAATGTCCCGCAGCTTCTTGACAACATTGACTACGATGACTATCACGCCTGGCTGTCCGTCGGTATGGTACTGCATAATATTTATGAAGGTAGCAACGAAGGTTTTGAGCTATGGTGTGAATGGTCAAGTCAGTCTCATAAATATGACTACTACAAAACACGTATGGCATGGAGTAGTTTTGATGACTACACTGGGAAAAAGAAAGGCTATGGTAGCCTAGTGTATATGTCTAAACGTAAGTAGAGTATAAGTTAATACAAGTGTATATGGCTAAACGTAAGTAGAGTATAAGTTAATACAAGTGTATATGGCTAAACGTAAGTAGAGTATAAGTTAATACAAGTGTATAAGGCTTAACGTAAGGAGTAATGTAATGATGGAAAGTATGGAAGTAAAGTTTACCAAAGAAGCAGTCAATGATAGTACAACGACTGTGGAAAGGATGATCAGTACACTAGAAGCCAAAGGATATACGCTTCAGTACAACGAATTGACGGAGCTTGTAGAGTTTGAAAATGGTAGGCATATAGATGATGCCGATATAGCGGAAATGACAATGTACCTGGTGGAAAATGGGTACAAGAGGGCCGATATTAACGACGTGCTTACACTTTATCCAAAACGTAACAGCTATCATCCTATGCGTGTGTACTTTAATAGCTTACCTACAACCACCAGTACAGAACATATCGACATGTTTCTTAACTGTCTAGACATAAACGATAGCCATATCACCCGTGAGGTTATAAAGAAATGGCTTGTTGGGTGTGTGGCAAAGCTGTTTGAGCAGCATCAGAACTTTGCGCTCGTGTTAGAAGGTAAAGGAGATATTGGTAAAACCACATTATGTAAATGGTTAGCAGTGAATAGGGAGTGGTACTGTTCAGAAAACCCTGCATATGGTAATGAACGAGACTTTACCATACTACAAGCAACAAAGTTTATCTGGGAACTTGAAGAACTAGAGAGTGTTACGAGCAAGAAAGCCGCAGGAAGCCTTAAAGCTTTCCTCACGCGTGATATAGGTAATGCCAGGAAAGCATACGGCAAAGTGAATAAGCTATATACTGCGATTGCAAACTTTATATGCACAGTGAATATGCCTGAGTATCTTGTCGATACGTCAGGTAACCGACGATATTTCCCTGTTTATGTAAATAGCATTGACTTTGCATACCATAGCATTGATAAAGATGCATTCTGGTCTGAGGTTGCAAATTTGTACTTTAATAGTACATATGACTATATGCTAACCGAAGAAGAGAAAGCATACCAGACAGAGCAGAACGAAACAAAGATGATGACAAACAGCCTTGTCGATTATCTAACAGACATACTAGAACCTTCAGAAGATGGTTTCACACCTAACGTAAGGTTGTTTGATGCATTGCAAGCAAAAGGTATCAATGTAACTACGAATGATCGTAGGGTTAAAGATGCTATGGTTATGTTGGGATATGAACAACGTATTAAGAAAATCAAAGGCAAGACGACACGGGGTTATTCTGGTTGTCGTATCAATAATGATACAGGGCTTACCAAAGAGGAACTAGAAGAACTGTACGAGGATTAAAATAGTAAAAGGTTACACCGGGTAACAGCAAGGTAACAGCAAAAAACAAAATGCTGTTACCCCGGTTTACCCCATTGGTTACGCTAATATACCCCTATGTTACAGCGGTTACAGCATATATATATATAAAAGTATAGTAGGGGTAACCTGTCGTGGGTGTAGGGGGGTTTAGAAAATTTTTAAACTTTTGTAACTGTGTGCTGTAACCTTTTGGGGATGTATGTAAAATAGGTGATTACAATGGGATAAAACGCTACTCTTATCGTAATTTTTGCTGTTACCTTCTTTGATTTGCTGTTACCCCCTATATGGTAAGTAAGGGCTCACTGTTGACAGCGTTGACAGCATGTTGACGGCAAACAAAAAATGCCGTCAACATATTTTTACCCATTGTAGACACCTATACCCCCCCTGTTGACAGCGTTGACAGCATATTTTATATAATAAAGGGGGGTGCCGTCCCGTCCTGCTGTAGGGGGTTGTAGAATTTTTAAAACTTTTTGAAACGTTTGCTGTCAACACTTTAGAAATTATATAGAATAGGTGATTACAATGGGATAAAACGCTACTCTTATCGTAATTTTTGCCGTCAACACGGGTGCTTTTGCTGGCAACACGGGGGGGTAAAGGTGATTACAATGGGGGAAGTATACTCACACCACATATTGAAGCGCTTCAAAATTGCCTCTTGACAAACCAGGTGAAGTGTAGTATACTATAAACAGTTAAGTAATTGAAAGGAGCTATTTAATGAAGTGCACGTTTTGTAGAGAAAAAGAGGCAACAGGAGAGGTTGTCTCAACGTATCACGATGGTAGTATTATGTCGTGTGAACCAGCCTGTGAGGACTGCGGAATGCAATACGACAACTGTGATACTTCCCAGGATGACATTGATTCTTTCTGGGGTTTCAGAGAGAGCTGGTACACTCCTTATGGTTACTGGGAAGACGAGGACCAGGATTGACTAACCAGCGTGTTGCTCTTAATTGAAACAGCACAGGTAAGGAGTAAGGAGTAATGATTGTTAAAGACTGAAGTACGAAACGCATTGAAGAACTTTCCACTAGACCGTATACGACAAACTGATCACTATTAGAGTACCTGGGGAATACCTACGTGTTTGTACATAAGGCTTTTGGATATAGAACAGTACCTATCCTGCACTTTGACGGGTTTACATCTTGACAAAGTTCAGAAGGTATAGTATAATAATACCAGTGAAGCAATTAGTAGTACAAGGAAGGAAAGAATAATGGGAACCCACAAATTTTTGAAACCGTTTCTAGATGAGGGTATGGCCCGCGGGTATGAAGTGGAGTTTGACGGAACAGTCCCATTGTGGATTGACAGTGAAGGGCATACGTTAGGGTTTAGAGGAGAACGACAAGCGTTGCCTGCTGGAGCTGTTCCCCTTTATGCATACGGGGGCAACGTTATAGGGGGTCAATGGTTTACGCGGGATGACGTTATTGCCTATAGTAGTCTTGCTGGAACTGATATTGTGGTGTTTGAAAGGTATGGTATACTATAGGTAGCTAGCGGAATAGTAAGTAACTTAGTTAACAAGGAGTAGTATAATGTTCACTGACAGTATGTTTGACGTTGATGTACATTCTTTGGATGCTGAATTGAATACCTCGAACGTGTTGTATCTTTCGAAGCAGACAGATAAAGTATCGTTGAGACTTGTATGGCAGCCTGATGTAGATAGTAAGTACTTTCAACAGTACGAGACTTCTTATATGGAAAAAAAGGTTAGGCAGGTAGTATTCAAGGCTGTACGGGTCGTTGGGGATGAACAGTATCCTGTCTACGTTGTAGGTAAGCCTACTCATCTGAAAGAGATAAACCGCATTTTGGTATCTCTCAAAGAGGATAATAGTATTCTGGGGTTGCATCCTCAGAAGGGTACTATTTTTACCTTCACTAAGACAGGTGAAGGATTGCAGACAAAGTATCACGTATCTCCTACGCTTAGGGTAATTGACGTTTCAAAACATTACCACTTGTCTTTTGATATGTCGCTTGAAGAGTTTGTTGAGAAGCAAACACAGCCCCGCGATGATCATAGTGTAGAAGATACGGAGAGCGAATTGTTTGATGACTAAGTAATGTGGAGTAGGCGTGTTGTGTATGCAACACGTCTACATCTCTATGTAAAGGATAGAAGGAATGAACATAATGGAAACAATAGCAACAGTCGATAGGCTTTTGGAAAAGGGTATACGGAAACAGTACTCCGATACTACTGAGTATTCTATACTCTTAGGGGATATACAGCGTATAGCACAGTCGAACCCTGATGCATTAAAAGAGCTACGACGTAAGTATACGCATAAGTACCTAAAGTTCAAAAACAGGGGGAGAGTAGGGTATGGATAAGGATGATATGGTTGTGGTTACAATATGTTGTGTGTTGCTACTTATAGCATACACTGGTGTGTTGAGTATAATAATCTAAAGGAGTATAACTATGGCAGCGTTTGGTTTTAGCACAACCCAATGGGACCAGGAGTATCTTGAATACATCAGGGATTTTATAATCTATCCCAAGGGACAAGGCGAAGTTGAAAGTGAGGATGGAAGACTGGTAACTATATACCTCGAAGAAAGCTACCTGCTACCTGCACTAATTGGCGAAGTGGGTGAACTGTCTAGTATATACGCTAAGGCAGTGAGGGACCGGGAAGGTGATATAGGCGATGAGGATATCCAGAATATCAGGAAAGAGTTAGGCGATATACTGTTTATGCTAACCGCGCTGGCTTCTCTGTACGGTTACGATTTGAAGTACATTGCTGAACAGAATGTAGCAAAACTCCTTGACCGTAAGAAGCGCAATGTTCTTAGTGGTAGTGGAGATAATCGTTGATTACTATTACTAGATAATGGGGTATATGAGACGGGTATGGAAGTACCTGACAATATACACCCTATATCCCAGAAGGAGTAAATTAATGGAGATATTCATTGTTCAAATTAACAAGCATAGTTTTAACTGTGCAACAATTATGTCCAGCATTGAGGGTGGGTTTGTGGTAGAGTATAATGGTATTCTCTATAAGGTATTCGGCAAGGAGCCAGGAAGTACCATTACACCAGATGATTTGAAGGCATAAGTTGAATGTAGTAGGTGTGAAGGCGTGCAGCTAATCACTGCACGCTTATTTTTATCTTAAAGGGGAGTATATGATTAACCTGGACATATGGAATGGTAAGTACGCAGCCTATTCTGGAGAAACGTATGAGCAAGGGTGCAAGCGTGTTACTGATGCTTTGGGTGTACCAGAGTTAGAACAGTTATTGCTGGATGAGAAGTTTAGTGTAGGTGGTAGGGTTTGGTACGGAGCAGGAAAACCAAAGTCGTATATGGTAAATTGTGGACTGTTTGGTGTAGGAGATAGTGCAGAAAGTTGGGCAAAACTTTCACACGATGTAGAATTGAGCTTGACGAAAGGACTGGGTTGCGGAATAGACTATTCTGCTATTAGGCCGTATGGTTCGCGTATTGCTGGTAGTGGTGGTACTGCAAGTGGTGCTGTAAGTAAGATGTATATCACTAATGAGATAGCACGGTTTATTATGCAGGGCAACACGCGACGAGCTGCTTTGCTTGCACAATTGCATTGGCTGCACGGAGATATACATTCATTCGTTGATGCGAAAACTTGGGATGAGGAACAAACCAGATTGAAGAACATTAACCCAGATAAGTATCCCGCACCACTTGACCTTTGCAACATATCCGTTAGACTTGATGATAAGTTCTTTGCTGCTTATCAGAATGGTGATAACCAGGCTACAAAAGTATGGAATAACGCTACGAATAATATGTTTCGATACAGCGAACCGGGGTTTAGGTATAACCCAGATAATCAGGTCTACACGAATGCGTGTGGCGAAGTAATATCTAGTTATGACCGTGATACGTGTACGCTTGGATCTATCAATTTAGCTGTAGTAAACAGTATTGACGAGCTAGAATACATTATAAAGTACGCAGTATTGGCACTACTAAAGGTAAGACACCTAACAAAATACCCAACAGAAGAGATGCGTCAAGTAGCAATTAATCATCCACGAGTAGGCCTAGGCGTAATGGGCCTTCATAATTGGTTAATCCAACGAAAATTACCCTACCAGTGGTGCACAGAGCTTGACGAATTGTTCAGTGCTGTATATGAGATTGCACAATACTATGGTGAATACTGGTGTAAGAAATACCATTACAACAAGCTAGAAGGACATATCGCTCACGCTCCAACAGGCTCAATAGCCAGGTTGTTTGGCGGTATATCTTCTGGTATTGAACCAATTTTTGCTCTTGCCTACAAGTGGAGATATACGTTGAACAATGAAGTAAGAGAACAAGTAGTTATTGATAGCAATGTCGAAACGTTTATGGAGCAGGGTATAGACCTAGATACTGTCGAGGACGCATACTATCTGGCGAACCCAGATGGTTTCAAGCGTAGAGTAGAGATGCAGGCTAACATACAACGATATTGTGACAATGCTATATCCTCAACTATTAACCTGCCTGCCTGGGGAACACCTGGTAACAACGAATTAACCTTGCCAATATATCGTAGCATTTTGCTTGAGCACCTGCAAGAGCTTAGGGGCATAACCGTATATGCCAATGGTAGTCGTAGTGGACAACCACTAACCGCAATACCTATCAATGAAGCATTGGAGCAAGTACATATACAAGGTAGTGAGTATAGCAATTGTAGCAATGGTGCCTGTGCATTATAAATTAGTACTTGACAAACAGTGTAGCATATGATACACTATAGACAGTTGATAGTGGTTATATACAAAGGAGTTAATTATGAAGTTGGCAGGAATTAAGCGTGTTGAGTTTCCGTATACTGATGATATTGCTGTTGAGATAGGTGCTTCCATTGACTACTACCCGTCTATGGCGGGGGTAGCATGGGAGAAAATACCGGATGTAATCAATGGAGATATCTTTCTGAAGGAAATTCTAACTACGTATCTTGATGATGAGGACGTTGACTACCCTGCATATGGATACTATGAGGACGTTGACAACGTCCTATCGTTGGTTATTGTGTCAAACAATGGCCGGTTAAAGTATAAGATTAACGACACAATAACACTTGAGTTCTCTACTCCTACAATAACTCACAAAGAATGGTTAGAACCGCTCATTAATGAGTATAGTGGGGTAGCAACATACGTTGAGGCAATCTGCTTATTTGTGTGGATGATGGAAGAAGACGGTTTAGAGTTGGAGAACAGCCTCGGAGTGTACCAACTGGATGACGTGCAGGGTGTCAACGGGGAGTATTTCAGGGAGCTAACGTTGGGAAACGGTTTCATACGAAGTAGCATAAAGCATCCTGCACAATTGCGTGAAGCAGCGTATTGTCCTTCGCTTAATTATGACAATACTCATTGTTTCTTCTTTGCGTTTCTACCTGATAGTGATAGCGACAAACAATCACTTATCGAACGCCTTGAAGGTGTGGTGAATATCCGAGCCTATGCTTCGTCTATCTTCTCTTGGAGCTCTGAAATAGGGAATTATATGGAGATGGCAAGCATAGACGATGAAGGAAGTTACACCGGCCCAAGTTTAGAGAAGGACAATCTTTCAGAACGAATAAGCTATTAACTACGTAGTATACGCATATTCAAGCCAGTAGACTAACAATCTACTGGCTTATTTTTATCTCTGATTACATCTACACCTTGACAACCTGCGAACCCTATGCTATACTATAACCAGGTAAGGAAAGTCGTTTGCCAGTATCGTATAACTGGTATATGGGGTAGCAAGGAGTTCGACTACCCTACAGGCATAGTGAGTAGAGATAACCGGCCTAGCGAAGACTTGAAAGCTATGTACTTAAACTGTAGGATAGGACGGGGGTTCGATTCCCCCCTACTCCACCACTTGACAACATAGATAAATTGTGGTATACTAATAACAGGTAAGTAAGTAAACACAGTAAAGGAGAAAGAACGATGATTAAGATACCTCACGGCGTAGCTCTGGATATTTTGAAGTACAATCTACGCGAGTATAATGGTGAAGATTTTATGGTAGACTATCCGAAGTTTATCACACAACTTGGTATCCCGCAGTACTATATGCTCGACTATGTACGTCTGTACATAGAACAGCAGTACGGAACAGACTGCGATACGTCTGAAGTCTTTGAGGACCTTACAAAATACAATTCAAAGTATCTGTTGAGAATTAACAGATACGCCGGAAGCGATGCTTCCTACCACTGGAAGCATATCTGTGGAAGGCATAGTATACCTCACGATAAGTTAGTTTGGGAAATATCTAATGAGATAGAGATGCTAATGCGGGAGATTAATAGCGAGACATAGCTAAGTAGTATTAGTAGTAGTTGTAGGGGGGGCATGTAGGCCCCCTCTTATTTTGCTTTATAGGGGGTAATATGTTGTATATAGGTATGGATTGTAGCATCAAAAATCTGGCATTAGTAGAACCAACAACGGGCCTTGCTACGCACTATGCTACTGGTCTATCATTAAAGAGTACACCATCAGAGTATCTGGCTAGGGCATATGAGTGTAGTAAGGTATTGAACTTATATAGAACACCGTACATTATACTAGTAGACTTCACTATGTACCAGATGAAAGCTAGACAATCACAGATGAGACTTAATAGCCTGCTCATAGGTGCCGTGTTAGCATATTGTAATCCGTTTGATGTACGTCTCGTAGAACCTAAGCATGTACGTCAGGCCCTGGGTTTGAAAGCTAATGTAAGTAAGTCTACTGTGTATGAGATATTTGATGAGCTATATCCTATGTATAAGGTTCATCAGTATACCAATGACCATATACAAGACGCTATGGTTCTTAGTGTATTAGGGAAAGTGGGGTTAATATGAACACACAAACTATTATTGACAGACAGATACCTATAATAGCTTCCTTCAGTGGGGGCAAAGATAGTACAGCATTGGTACTCTATCTGCTGTATGAAAGTGGTATACCAAAAGAGCAGATACATATTGTGTTTGCAGACACGGGCTGGGAACACCACTACACGTATTTTAGTGTTCTTAAAATGGCTGAAAGACACCCAGTGCAAGTAGTAAGAAGTAAGAAATACCCAGGTGGTATGAGACAACTTATGATTGAGAGAGGTATACCTACTCAGAAAGCAAGATTTTGTACCTCTGAATTGAAAGTGTTTCCTATACGAGAGTATCAGGAGAGGTTTGAAGAGTTTGTATCTGCAAAAGGTATACGGAGAGAAGAGGCTACAGCAAATAATAACCGTAATGTATCTGAGTTTGAGCTAGACTATGGTACTATGAGGTATTCCTGGTATCCTATTGCAGACTATACCTTGCAAGACGTATGGGATATACATCATAAGTATTCCTTCCCTGTCAATAAATTGTATGCTGTGGGGTGTTCTAGGGTGGGTTGTTTTCCGTGTATCTTTGCTAGAAAGAATGAGTTAGCGTTATGCAGTAAGTATGCACCAGAGCATATTGATATAATACGACAAGCAGAAGAACAGAGGCACTTTCCTTACATTTCGCCCTCAGGTAAGCCTAAGGTTTACTACAATAGAGTAGCCAAAAATGGCAAGCCATACGCCAGTATAGACAGTATACTCATATGGGCGAAGACAGACAGAAAGGACCATAAGTATCACGTACCAGAGGATACAGGTACTTGTAGTGAAGGAGTATGTGAGTAGGTATGGACACACAGAATCTGTTGAATGAACGACGCCAGGAGTATGGACAAGCGTGGGTAGTAGCAGGTATGATTATGCAAGCATTCAATGAAGTTATCTTCATAAGTAACTTGTTCGCCTGCACACCATACGGACACAACTGGATACTAATACTTAGTAAGCTATGTCGTGCCTTGCACTCTCCGTATAACCGGGACCATTGGCAGGATATCGTAGGGTATTGCCAACTAGTGTTAGACGATATTGATACCCTGGAAGAGAAGTGATACACAGTGATATATCAAGTGATACACAGTGATATATCAAGTGATACACAGTGATATATCAAGTGATATACCGTGATATATCAAACCATATCAAGTGATACACTATTGGGAGATAGTTATGAATACAAGACGGGATACATTTTATCAGAAGCACAAAGATGAGCTTACTATACTATTCTTGGCTAGTGCCAATATACCAGTGATATATCAATGGTATACTGGATATGAAAGCAAGATATTACTGCTCATCTTTGGCATATCAGCTTGTGTAGGGTTAGACTTTGCTGTAGTAACTCAGACAAGCAAAGTGAATAAGAACGTTTTCACTTGGGCTGCATTGGTACTAGCTTCTATATTCACAGCATCTATAGCCATAACAATGTACGGGTCATTGCCAATTGATAACGGTTACTTACACGCTGCATACTCAATCGTGTTACTTTTTACATCTTTAAGCAATTCGTTAGACGTAGTTGAGCAGCATTCTATTACACAACTAGACCAGAGTATCCTGGACCAGAGTATCCCATTGCCTCAACTAACCACAAAGGAGCAGCAGGTATATGATTATCTGATAGAACGTTCACCTGAGGGTATATCAACTCGACAACTAGCTGAAGCAATGGAGATGCCTTATAATTCCCTGCGGGTATATGTAAAGAGGTTGCGTGATAAAGAATATGTGAGGAATGATGATGGTTTTGTATCAGTGATACACCGTGATATATCAACCCATATCAAGTGATACACCGTGATATATCAACCCATATCAAGTGATACACCGTGATATATCAACCCATATCAAGTGATACACCGTGATATATCAACCCATATC